CGTTTGTTCATCTTCTCCTCATTCATAGCCCATTGCTCTTGCTTGACTTTGAGTTCTTCGTTTCTTGCCCAGTCACGCATAGCGTAACGCTCAAGATGTTCCACCCACATACGAGCAGCAACTGCCCTGCGTTGGGGCTTGAATGGGTAGGTCTTGCGTAGGCGAGCCATTGCAATCCTCATAAATTGGTCTCTCATATTGATAAGTCGTTTTCGGTTAGTAGCGAATGCAGCTTGTCTCTTGTATCCTGATAGGCCTTGTGAACCTCATCAGGCATTGAGTCAGGAGCATACTTGGTGTTGGCTCTTAAGAAGTGGTCAAGTTCCCAAATGATGTAGGCGTACTTGCCTCCGTTGACGGCCTTCTCAAACTCATCTTGTTCATCGGGTAGGTCGTATTCAAGTGTTGCTTTCATTGGTATTTCTTGTACAGGTAATTTACACGCTTGTAGGCTTGGAGTTGGTCAAGGAAACCCTCATCACCTGTGCGGAGCCATTTGAGTTCTGAATCAAGAATCAGCATCTTAAGTTCGGTTTCAAAGTCGTAGTTCATTTCTCATTTGGTGTTAAAGGTTTCGTTGTAATACTTTTCGCCCATCCATTGCACAAGACCTTCTTCATTGTAATCCCAACCTTGTTTAACTGCATTCTCAATAACCTCTTTCTCTTTCTCAAGCATTTGTTCAGCGTTTTTTAAGCAGTACCAAACCTCAAGAGCTAACCCTGTTTCTTCCTCTTGAAGATGCAATATATACTTTTTGTGCAACCATTCCATATGTTGCTGCATCGGAGTCTTCATAACGTACCAACAATCGTATACGAGTCCAAGTCCTCACCCAAGATGAAGAACTGCTTGTAGAGTTCAATGGCCTCCATTGTCTTGCGTTCTCCCTCCTCTACGAATTCAGGACTGATTCCGTAGATGCCAATATCAAGGCTCGCCTTGTCAATAGCGATGAAGTAGAACTTGTCAATCGGTACACCAAAGAGTCGAGTGTAGATGAATGCCTGTACATCATAGCCGTACTTCTTTGCCGAGTAAGGGAATGCCCGTAGGTCGGTTGTTGTTTTCAAGTCAGCCAAGAAACCATCTGCGTAGATGTCAGCCTTCGCCCTAAACGGCAAGCCGCCAATCATACCAATCTTTGGTACTTCAAACTCGCAGCCAGTAATCAGACCTAATACGTTCTCGTTACGCAGCAGAGCATCTGCTATGCGTTGGGCTTCGTTGTACTCCTTACGGGTGCAGATGTTGCGCTTTCCTTTCGCATCTTGCCACGCCTTTGCGTTCTTGCTTTGCACCTCAATCACCTCGTACTCCTCTACCTTGTGAGGCTCAAGAGCCATCAGGTGAACCAAGCGACCTACGGCAAAGGCATCAGAGTCTTCGCTTCCGTACTTGGTGACGTAGTGGTAGGTCTTGGGTGAGGTCAGCAGCAGCTTGCAGGCCGATGATGATAGGGCATTCTTTGATAGGTTGCCGTAGTAGAAGGAGTCATCCTGCATCTTGGCAAGGACGGTGTCCATATCCCAAGTGCTTCCGTCAAGTAGTTCTATGATTTTCATCTGATTGGTTTTGTTAAAGATAAGCAAAAATGTTTATTTGGGAAAGGTTTGGTCGTGCCATTCCATTGTGTAGAAGTTTGACTCGTACCATTCTTCAAACTGAACTCGCACTAATGCGTCACGATATGCCTTGCGAAGGTTGACTTCTTCAATTAGCTCAATGTCTTTGAGTATTGATTCAGGGATATCAAACGACTCGAACTCACGGAGTAGTTGGGCGATTGTCTTCATTCTTCTGATGCTACGGTTGTTGCCCAATTGATGTACGCATAGTAAATCTGCGAGTCAAGTGCAGGCGGTGGGTTGTGGATGGATGAGGTCGGGTAGGCGGTGGTCATAATGTAACCGTCTACATCCGATTGCTCCTCGTGGTAGGTGATGTCCATCTCGTAGGAGTAGAAGTCCTGTACGTGGTCATATCCGAGCCAATTAGATAGCACTTGGTCAGAGTTTAAGTTGTCGGGGTCATAGTCCTCAAGGGCAGCCCAATAGGCTTGCGGAAGCACGTCCTTGTCTTCAAGCCAGAACTTTAAATCTTGATAGTCGAAATTCATAGCCCAACGATTTCAAGAGTCCATAAATAAGCCCATAAAACTACCGCAGCAGCAATGGCCTGAGCAACAAAAGAAAGTATGTGTTTCATTCTGATTGGTTTTAAATGATACCCAAATGTACACAAAGCATTGACACCCACAACACTATGCACGAAACTGAATATACTTTGAATAAAAAAGAGGGCTATTTGCCCTCTCTCCATTGTGTGTAGCAAACTGCTACTGCTTGGTCTTTGTCGGTGTACTCGCTTCCGATAGCCTCCAAGCAGCGTTGGATGTATTCGGATTGCTTCTCACCACTTGCTGGATTCGGGATTGGCATAAAATAGACATTTAGATTTAGGGACACGATAGAACTCATCCAAGCCGTTGCGCTCGTTTGTTGCTATCGTTTTGATTTCACGGTACTCCTCTTTGTATATCTCGAACGAATGAGCCAGCAGCAATGCTTCGGTCTCCCCGCACACAATCACATACCAGAAGTCACCATACTTTTTCTTGCGGCCCAAGAAGCTCACCGTGTCAAACTTAAAGGACTCAGCATCCGTGAACGGGTAGCCGTGCTTTACCTCAACCTCAAATGACACCAGCTTATCAGCCTTCGTGTCCAGAGCCAAGATATCAACCTTGTAGTCCTCCTTCTCCTTCTCGATAATATTAAATCTGCTTCCGTGCATTTCAAGCCATCGTACAAGCACTTCTTTGCCCCAGTCATCATTGCGGTCGTAGGAGGCCTGTACGAACTTTCTTGCTCCGTACATCAGTAGGCGTTGTATAGTGCCTCAAGTTCTTGCAACCTACCACGCATACAAGAACCGCAGCTTGTAGGCTGCACGTTATCATTGAATACTCGGTTGTAGATTTTATTCAGTTCCGTTTGTTGCGCTGCGCTTACCACGTTGCGGCCTTTCATAGTGCCAATGAACTCGTACTCCTGTTGCGTCAAGCATTCGGGCTTGCGGTATCGGAACAACTTGTTGAGCTTCTCCTTGCGGGCATCGCATCCGCAGTCAACGCCTGTGGCTTCGCTGAACCAATCTACCGCAGCCTTGATGCCTGTGGCGGTTGTGATTTGCTCAATGGTGTCACCCAAGCCGCTTGGCTTCCTGCCACGCTTTGTAGGTTTCGTTGCAGTCGGTTTGGATTCGTTCTCTTGCATTTTTTAGGGTATTGAAAATTGAACGTGCTGAGATTTTAGTTTCATCCGCAAGGGTGCGAATGCTCATATCAGTATTGTGATATAGGTGGAAGATTTTCTTATCATACCAATGCCAATCATCGGCAGTCTCCCATATCTCCTCGTACAGGGTTTGTAGTTCGATTTCTGCTTCTACGTTGGCCTCCTCAAAGACAAGCTCATCCTCAAGGGTGGAAACGTCTACAAACTCGAATCTTGATTTTGCCTTCATCAGGCTTGTGTACATATTGCGGAGTGTAACGTACACAAAGAAGGTGTTAACTTCTTTCTCGTTGTACATTATTTTCTCGGCATCATCCACGTACTTGTACAGGCGGACGTACATTTCTTGAACAATATCTTGCGCAAGCTCTTGGTCTGCACCAAAGCTTCGAGCCATCCGAATCCAATCGGTATGGCGGTTCGCAAGTATTGTCAGGAGTTCCAACTAATCTCAAAGATTATTACAAACAAGGCAAACTGAAGTTCGTGCTGCAAGTCTTCGCCATCAAGGTCGGTAGTTGAGGCGTAGTTCACGCCAAGTAGCAATCCTGTAATGGGCCAAATGTTTACTTCAAAATTCATCGAATGTCTTTTTCAGGGTTAAATATAACTCTTTGTATTTAGATAACTCCGTTACCATATCGTTGAGGTGTTTTATTTCGTTTGTGAGCGAAGTCAAATCAACATTCTCAAGTGCCTCAATTGGGTTGTCATCACGCACCTCGCAGGCAATCTTATACGCCCATCGGTAGTCCTTGTACAACATACGTGCCTCGTGGGTCTTACAGGCGTGTACGATGCTGCTATGGTCTTTGTCTATAACGTGTCCAAGCTCCATTAGGCTTGCGTGTTGTCGGTATGCTTTGCAGAATGCGCCTCTTGCTAAAACGTACTCACGTTTACGGGTGTCGGTGTCCGACAGGCCCAAGCGGGTCATAAACTTGGAATAGTTCTGCTGAATCTTTTGTAGTTCGAAGGCTCTCATTTGCATTTGCAGAGTTTCGCTCTGCCCTCTTTGTGATTGGTTATGATTTTACTGATTGGTACGGTGTAGTGCTTGTGGTCTTTTAGCCTCTTGATTTTCATCTCGGATGCCCACTCGACCAGCTTGTGGTCGTTGTCCTGTACGATGGTGTACTCTTGCACCAAGAACTCAGAGCCATCAACCTCGAAGCATTCGTACTGCTGAAATGGTGAGAGTATCTGCTTCATAGGTTGTCCTCGATTATGCGTTGTAAACGCTCTATCTCAAGTATCATCTCCTCGTTGTTGATGCGGAGCCTTGCGTTGGCAAGCATCACCTCATTGAGTTTGCTATTGGCGAACTGGCGGTAGTCGATGAACTGCTGAAGCAACTGGTCTGCGTGGTGGCAATTCATTACGTGGTCAAGCATCTCATCCTGTACCTCTCGGCCTTTGCTCTTGTCTGCTGCTTGATGTGCTAACCAGATAGCCGTACCCGAAAGCATCAGCTGCTTCTCCCGAATGTAGAGGTCGTGTAGTTCTTCAGAAGGGTACATCAGCAGAAGGAGTTTGGTCTTCTTTAATGCCGAGCAAGTTACGACCATTCATCTTGAAACCGACATTGCCCACAACGCTCTGCAAAACGAGAGGAGTTTCAAGAGGCGTGACACGCCCGCCAGTCTCCATCTCTTTGACCTTACGGCAATGGATGTGCGTGAATACCCAGTCGAACTCATGCTGCGAGTATCGGTGGATTACGAGTACCGAGTCGGCTCGGTTGCCCCACTTGCCACCACCTTCAATGTCCGAAGTCATCGGAGGCATCGGCATCCCTGCGTAGGTATGGCTCGGTGGATGTGTTCTACGCATTGCCTCCGTAACGGGGTGCGTGTTTACGATTGTGGTGACGTTATTCTTGTGAGCGAATACCCGAATGGCAGAAGCCACCTCGTAGTGGTACTCGTGCATACCTGTCTTGCCAAGTTTCTTTTGGTCTGTTGATAGCGAGTTGTAGGGGTCTATCAAGGCTCCTGTGTAGTCCCATTCGTTCTTGATGGATTCCATCACCTCAAGCAATTCGAATGCGTTGAATAGCCTGTTGCCGTCAATGAACTGAAAGTGTTCGTTGATGAAGTCCAGCTTGCGGTACATCGTTAGTTCATCGATTCCCTGTATGGGTTTGCACGCAAGGAACTCAATGAGCTTGCGCTTGAGGCTATGCACATCGTTCTCGCTGGAATAGATGAGCCACTTCTTACCGTGATTGTATGCTTGTAGAAGCATCAAATAAATCAGCGTATGAGTCTTGCCCACGTTGGCGTGGCCCGTTACAACGATGAACTCGCCATCTTTAAAGCGTAGGTATTGGTCTAGTTCAAAGACACCGAGCTTTCCCGTGTCGTAATACTTGCCCTTCATTGCCCGCTGCAAGTACGGCAGTGAGTCTTCGTTTGGTAGTAAGTCTGGATGTTTCATATTCTGATTGGTTGGAACAAATATATAAAAGTATTTGAAATAAAAAAGCCTCCCGAAGGAGGCCTTATCACAACGATGCCAGAGAAACCAATCAGAAAGGCGATTCGTTGCGTGTAGCGAAGTGTTCGGTGTGCGAAGCGGGTGCTGCTGATTGGCCAGACATCCACTTGTTGAAGGTCTCTGCGTTCGCCAAGATGGTGTTCACATCGTGAGCTGCGGCACAAGCATACTCAACTGCTGCCTTCAGGGCAACTTGGCGGATGATGGAAGCGGAACGGTCATCACCCGATACTTTCGAGGTATTGGCAAAGCTGCCTCCGAAACTTCCACCACCGCCAAAATTGTTCGGGCGTTGGATTTTGATAGTACCCTTTTCGTTCTTGGTGTACTCTACCTCATCACCTACTCCGTAGGATGGGGTCTGTGATTTTGCAAACGCAGTTCCGAAGTCACCGTTGTCCAAACGGATTTCGAGTTTGTGTAAATCCTGCCACATACCTGTGGGGGTGATTGAAACGATTTTAGCCATTGTTGATTGGTTTTAAATAAATAGAATTGCTTGCTGCTCCAGTACCTCGATTCTTGCTTGAAGCTCTTGTACTTTGTTTTGGAGTGCTTGGATAGACGCTTGCTGCGCCACGATTGTTTGAGAGTAAACCTCTTGAGAAAGTGATAGTGTCATCTGATTGGTTTTAAGTTTGACTCTACAAATATAATCAAGATTCGGAATCTACAACATACCCTTCAAAAATAATTTCAGCAGTGTCCTTTGGTAGAGAGGGGTCGTAGGTCATCTTGATTCTGTCCACGTACTTGGGTGAGTCATCCTTTACCCCTCCCCATTGCTTGAACGCATCGAGGGCGAACTTGATTGCCATCACGCTATTGTCCAAGTCGTAGCGGTAGTGCACTCGGCACTTGATGCTGACGTGGTGAAGCTCGTATTTGTCAAGTTGTTGCAGTTGTTGCAACACCTCACCGCAATGCTTCTCTTTGGCTTTGGCTCGGACTGTCCAGTGCTTAGATGCATAAAATGCATTTAGGCTCGGAACCTTACCCACGACTACGTGGTAGGATTTCAGCTCTCCTGTTGCAGGTACCCGCATTGGATGGCGAAGTGATAGTCGAGTTTGGCTATCTGCGCCAGCAGCTCTTGCTCTTTGTATTTCGCCTGTTGGCGAGCAGCATACGTGCTATCGCAGTTTGCAAATAGGGAGGCACACTCCGCAAGGATGAAGTCAATCTTCCTGCGTTTGGCAGGGTTAGTATAGTACTGCATACTTGACATTGATTCCTTCATTTGTTGTGCTTGCTCCTGATTGCTCATCTGCTTGATTGTGTACTTGGCGTTCTAATTCAAACTCAAGGTGTGCGATAGCCTTGCGAATGTCTTGGGTGATTGGGTTGTTGGGCTTCTTTCCTGCTCGCATCAGGTAGGTGAGGGCCGTACCTAAGTTGTAGTTGTCAGGTTGGAAGTCCATCACCACATCCTTTGCCTCGATGCCGAGAGTCTTGCCGATGTAGTAAGGTGGTGTCTTGCTCATTTCCTGTTGGTTTGCTCAAAGGTAATTCATCCCAATAGATGAAGATATGGTCATTCATTATTTAGAATCAGTATAAATTATCATAACTACTTGCGTATTTAAAATTTATTTTGTTTTTTTTACAAGTTAATAGTTACTTGACTTATAATATCAAGTTATAAGTTTAAAACCTAATATCAACTATCAACTTGAAATTAAGTATCTTTGACTTATGAAGTTAGAATTACAATCAGGTTACCTTGATAAGTTAGACAAAGAAAAGATGTTTCTTGGTTATCTCAAGTTCAAGTTCAATCAACTCTTGAATCAAAAGAAAACAAAGTTTGGTTCATCATTGTCAGTTCACGACTTAACTTTTCCAAGCCATTGCCCAATTCTCGGAATTGAGATTGATTACTTCAATGACGTGATTGGTGACAACTCTCCATCACTTGACCGAGTAGACCCTGATGGTGGGTATGTCGCAGAAAACGTAGTCATCGTGTCAATGAAGGCAAACAGGATTAAGCAAAACGGAACGCTTGATGAGATTCTCAAGATTGCAGAGTACATTAAGCAACATCAGAAATCTTAACTTATGGTCAGACCATTTCGTTGACGTCACCAAAATGATAAGTTGCGTTCTAACGCATCCAAATGCCTCAAGGTAGGTCAGTATACCTTTTGAGGTATAAAACCTCTCTAAAGGGCTTAAAAGTGCCTTAAAGGGGTATATTTACTCCGTCAACTTATCCACCCAACGCTTGAAGAAGTAGAGGATGGTCAGAATCAGAATAGCACCAAGCACCATTTGGTCGAAGTTCCAACCTCTGCGCTTTGGCTCTTGCTTGGTGATTAGTTTCGTTTGGGTCACTCGGATGGTGTCGGGCAAGCACGTAGCCTCAACCACGACCTTTCGGTCGATGTACTGAAGCTGAAGGCGAACCTTGTCTTGGTAAATCACGGTGTCCTTCATCACCTCCAACGTGTCGAGTAGGTACTTTGGCTCCGTTACAATTACCGTGTCTCGTACAATCACACTCTCGAGGATGGGTTGAGCAGAACGGCATCCACTAACTCCCGCAAGAGTCACACTCAGGATTGTCAATGCTGCAAGCAGGGACTTCCGTTTTTTCAAGTTCATTAAGCCATTCATCAAAGAGGGAGGTATTTGGTTTTGCCATTTAGCTTGACTGCTTTTAGTTTTTGTTTTCGGTTCTTGCCCTCTGCATAACTCACGTGAACCCACGCAGGTTCTACATCAGTACCAAACTCCCAGATGAGCTGGTCGTACTCCACGTTCCGTGATAGCCACTTGAATAGGACATCATTGCCTCCGTGAAACTTTAGGTCTGCTGCTTGAGCCTGCACGTGCTGAGAGGTCTTTGAACCTCCTACTTTCTTGTTAACCTCTAGGCTGCGGTACGCACTTGTCACCTGCAACGGCCCTAAGGCATCTCTCGCTGGTTGTAAGACGTTTTCTGCAAGCGAACGAAGGTTGGGTTCCAAGTGCTTCGGTAAAGCGTTAGGAAGGCCCGTATTCGTTTGGGTCAGTTCAGCGAGTGAGAAGTTCTTTGTCATAAAATGATATCCAGTTCGAGGATTGTCCGAATTACTTGCCCTGACCTACCGATTGTTTTTTGTAGTTCTTGCTCCGCTTGTTGCTGCTTGCACTCTTGGAATGCTTGCCTCGCTTCTTGCTCTTTGATACGTGACTACTTGTCGCTTGTTGCTTTGCCATCTTTCGGGTCTTTTAAGAACATAAGGGCGAACGCCCCCATCAAGAATGCAGATACCTCCGTGAGGGATGCCTTTTCATAGAACACCAAAACGAAACAAAGCCCGATGATAATCAGGCCAAGTATCGTTGTTTTGGGGTCACGCCAGATGCGCTCTATAATCATTGCTCCTTTTTGTCACGCAACCAATCCCTACGCCACTTCCATAAGGTGTAGGCTAACGATGCACCAAGCACCAATAAGCCCATCACCTGATGAACGTAGCTCACCAACAAACCAGCTCCCGTCAAAGACCAAGAGGTGATTACACTATCGGCAGTTTCTTTTGTCATTGCTCAACAGGAGGTACTGGAGGTTGGCAGTAAGCTGCCGTAGGATTCGCTACGCAGAACGCTTGAGCGTACTCCGTGTCCAACGTATAACCCATTGAAGAAACTCCAACGGGATTAGGCCACACGAGGTACTGATTAAAATCAGCAAGAGGCTCACCAACCCAAACGATGTCAATGCTGACCTTTGAGTTCTGCTTGATGCATTGGCCTTCGGCATCCCACTCGGTACATAACTTGCCCAAGTCTACAAGAACCGATACGAGGTCGGGGTTCCAATAGGTGTAGGTTTCTCCTTCGGGGTCGGTTCCCGTTTTCTCAATCTTCTTGCGAGCTGTTGCCCATTGCGTGGGGGTTAGCTCGTACTTGCGAAATGTTTGGCTCATATTAGTTGTGTTTAAAGAGTTGTGAGTGAGGCCAATTCTGAGTTGCTCAAGCGGGTCTTGAATAGTATGGCTTGGCTTACTTTATTTGTTAAAGAAGAACTTGAGCTTGGTAAATTAGTCAATGCAAAAGCAGACAAACCGCTCGGAATTGTTGTACTTGTATCGGTTCCTCTTAAGGTCCCGTTGACGTAAAATACTACATCGTTGTTTTTGTAGCCCATCGCCATTTTATAGGTTCCGTTTGCTACTGGCCCTACAAATATATCCGTTGTAACTGTTCCCGCCTTTACATAGGCACGCAGTCTGTCGGGGTTGTCAGCATCTTGACCAATGAAAATCCAATTATTAGTAGTACCGTCCGAAATACTGTAGTAATTGTATCCGCTTTGACTTTTTTCAAACTCAATAAAAATAACCCCCTCCGTCTGCCCAATCAAACTACTAATACCCGTCTTACTGCAAGCATCTGCACCCCTTGTCACCGCTGCTGCCAATGTGTTGATGTACGAGGTGGCGTAGGATGCGGCTTCAATTTGTGCTCCGTAAATAAATACGGATTGCCCAGAACCCACATAACCACCGCCATTTCCTAAATTGAATCCAATGAGTCCGCTTCCAGTTACGTTTGCTGCGGCCGTTGCGCTTATTCGGTACCATCCATTTCCATAATCTTGAATAGTACCCGTTCCGCTTGTTACTGTTCCGTTAATTAAATTGAATACGATTTGAGTAGAGGCAAAACCCGAAGCGGTAAAGTTTATAGCAAAATCACCTTTATCATCATTTTTCACGAAAATAGATGCGGTGTAACTTGTTCCACTTGTTACCGAAATACCTTGATATACTCGGTGCTGGGTGTTGTTTGCGTTGTCGGTTATTTTATCCGCATTCGTGTACCCATCGGGAGAAACCTCATCGTTTGCCGTTATGGTTGTGTTAGTTTTAGTCCACGCAGCATTATCAAAGTTCTCTGAGAACGTGATTAAGTTCGTCCGCTGGGGTTCCAAGAGAAGTTTTCCGCAGCCACCACCTAAATAGTCAATACGAGGGATGTTAGCCACTGGGCCTACGCTTACTGCTGCGGTAGTGGTCGGGATGTAGTCTGTTGCGATGTCGCCTACTTCCATTTGGTACGCTGAAGCCTCAAACGTCTGCCCAGCGTTAGCCGTAGCAAGGCGTGCCGAAGATGCCGAAGGAATTACCACGCACACCATTCCAGCCGTAGATGTTGCCGTAGCGGTTGCCGTTAAAGTAATTCGGTACCATCCGTTGCCTACGGAAGTAATGGTTGACGTACTGCCAGCGCCCGAACCTTTGGTCCCGTTTGTTAGGTCAAAGTTTTGGTATTGAACGCTTCCGAAGCCGCCAGTACCAAAAGTGAGCTGGACGTAGTTTGCGTCTACGTCTTTAACGTAATAGCTTCCCGTGTAGGTTGTGCCACTTGTAACGCTTGGCGCATTAAAAGGGAAGACGTATGCAGAAGCTACGCCCGAAGCACTGTAACGACCAGCGTTTGTTCCGCCAAAAGGGTCAGCTACTGCTGTGCTATCAACCGTTAGCTGTGCTGTTTGCCAGTTAACAATAAGACTTGAGCGCTCCAGCAAGTTCGTCCGCACCTTCTCAATAAACCCATCGGGGCCGACTCGGGTGGCGGTGGAGTTAGACCTTGTAAAGGCTAACTGACCATTAGCATCCATTGGCTTTTGAGCAAACAATACGCTTGTCTTATAGCCGTTTGGTGCTACAAAAAGAGAACTATCATCGTAGTAACTCATAAAGAGGTCAGTTCAGCGAGTTGACTATTGGGGATACGGGTCTTGAATACAAGAGCTTGGTTAAATGGTCGGCTTGCTGGAAAGAACGTACCTCCATTCAACAAAAACTGACCAATAGTCAAAATGTCAACCACTCCAGCAAAGGCAATAGAACCAGACGTATCTACTCCGACTTGCGTTCCATTAACATAAAACGCCATATCGTTCGTTTTGTAGGCTAAAGCCGCTTTGATGGTTCCCGTTGCAATAGTTCCCGTAATGGTTGCAATGTTACCGCCTGCCGAATTCACAAGCCCTTTAATGGTTGTGCCTTGCACTTCAATACCTACCGAATTAGCATCGGTGGTTTGATTGGCTTTGAATAAAACTTGAGTGGTTGAATCGCTATAATTGTATTCAAACTCAACAAAAATAGTTCCTTCATCTTGTCCTATAAGGCTTGAGATAGAAGTCTTCAAAGCAGCATCACTCCCACGAGTCGATGCAGAACCCAATGTGGGGATGTACGAGGTGGCGTAGGCTCCAGATTCAACTTGGGCTCCGTAGATGTACAGGTTGGTGCTTAAAGAGTTTGTTTCTGCACGAGCAGAAGTAGCACTACTAATTAAGGCAATGTTTACGTTGCCTGACAAAGCAGAACCCGTTACCATTGTACAACGATACCATCCGTTCCCGTAGTCGGTAATGGTTGTTGCTCCAGTTGTTGCTCCCTTATCACCTACAACCCCAGTATTTAAATTGAAGTTAGCGTAGTCAGTATTGACAAAGTCGGTGTATATCTGGATGAAATTATTGGTTCCCTTTTTAGCAAAAATAGAGATTGTGTCGTTTGCTCCGTATACTGCAATGATTTGTTGAATAATGTGTGAGCCTGATGAACCATTGCCAGCCAAAGTATCAGCATTTGTATATCCATCAGGAGAAGCAATACTATTAGCAGTTACACTAACATTTGTTTTTACCCACGCAGCATTATTAAAATTCTCTGACCATAGGCATACGTTCTGCCTCTGAGGCTCCAAAATCAGTTTCGGACAAGAACTATTAAGGTAGTCCAAACGGGGTACGTTAGCAACGGGGCCAACCGATACCGCTGCACTGGTGGTGGCGATGTAGTCGGTTGCGATGTCGCCAGTTTCTAATTGGGCACCCCAAACTGCAAGCGTGCCAACAAAAGACTGCCCCCTAACTCTAACACTTGTTAAGGATGATGCAGCTGTGTAAGTTGCCGTGACTCTTTGCCATTCTGTTGTCGGGGTAAAGTTTACCGATACGTTTGCAGCATCTACAAGACCTTGCAATCGCATATTTCCTGCTGTTGTTTCGCTTATAAGCTTGACGTAAACACTAAAGGTATAAGTTCCAGCACCCAATGAAAGAGTTTGTTCTACCCTTGAGTCAGAAATTGAAACGGTCATCGTTTCGGCATCTTGAGTACCATCGGGGCTAATTACAGCATTTGCCGTTACAGTTGTAGATACTTTATTCCAAACTGCATTGTCTATTTGCTCACTATACGGCAGCAAATTAGTCCGCACCTTCTCAATCAGCCCCGCACTATTGACACGGCTGGCGGTGTCGTTGCTACGGGTGAATGTCAAATCTCCCGTGCCGTCAATAGGCTTGACACTATACACCTTGCTTGTCTTCGTTCCACTTGGAATCATTACCAAGCTTGCATCATCGAAATAGCTCATCAGTTCAAAATAAATAGTTGGTCAATCAAGCATTGCTGCGATTGGATTGTTGCTCCGTCTTCGAGCATTCGGTCAATGTAAGTGTCAAAAATGTCGTAGAAGTTCTCCTCTCCACCATCTTGAAGCAACTGCACCAAGCAATTGTAACCCTCAAACGTGCCTGCGTTAGCAGCAACATACGTCACGTATTGGTCTACAATCTCATTGGCAGGAGCAAAGCAAGGAGGTGCGCTCTCGTTCTGAATAGAAATAGTCGTTTCATCCGCTTGGCCAAACCAAGATGAGCAGTAAATGATTCCCCAAGAGATACTATTTGCCATTGTCTTTCTCCTTTAAATAACTCCTGAGCTTGATGATATTGTCCTTCTTTGGTTCGTAGAGTTTCTTAGAGAACCCAGTTCGCCCAGTTTGAGTCCGTATCGGGGAAGACATCAGCATTTGAATTTAGATAATATTCAGGGAATGTTGCTTGGTTGTAGCTCATATAGGTGATGAAGCGGTCAGTATAATACTGCGCCAAATCACGAGCCTTGCCCACCAAGTAGTCAACTTCTAATTTGTCAGCGGTAGTGGAGTTCTCCGAGTTGTGCTTGAATACACCACCATTTCCAACTGTGTAAGCAGCAAACGGCAAATACTCCACCATTGCAAAGTGAATCAGCATCGGCTGCAAGTAGTCCGTGACAAGAGCCAAGTAAGGGTTTGCCAACGTACCTGCAATGATGTCATTGCTGATTTTGTCGTAGAGTTTCGTGCCTGTATAGTTTTGCAGGTGAATCTCCTGTGCAATCTTAATGAACTGAATGAACTTGTCCGTGTCCACGTTGCCGCCAATGGCGGTGTTGCGAACCAAGTCTTCTCTCTTAATCCAAAGTGCCGTTGCCATTACTTACGGGGGTTTACAAATCCTTCATTCGGCATATCAACGGGGCGAGTAGCAACCTTCTTATCGTTGGTCTCCAAGTCTACACCTTCACGCTTTGCCTTGTTTACAGTTACCTCTGCGTTTGGGTTTCCTACGTCAGGGGTTACTCCTTCGCCTTTTGCTAAATACGTTTTACGCATCCAAAAGTGATGGCATCTTGCTCCGCCCTTGTACAACCAAATAGAGTACGTTGCGGCTCCTGCTACACCGAATCCTGCGTTGACGGCTTGGCTACCCATACGCTCAATGTCCTCTTTGCGGTAGACCTTGCCTGCTGATACCATCTTCTTGCAGAACTCACGGCTATTGGCCTTCGTTACTTCAGGAGCGTAAGCATAGCGAACCTTGTAGCGTTTGCCTTCTTCAGTTACTCCGTCTTGGCTGCTCTTGGCGTTTGGGAATGCACTGCCTGTTGATGCGAATGCGTATTTGCTCAATGCCTGTTCTGCCTCGTAGTCAACGGGACGCTCATCTACAAGTTCCCATTCTTCTTCGTTGATTACTTCGCCTAATTGCTCCAACTCCGTGAAGACCGCATCAAAATGCTCATCAGTCGGCTCTTGGCTTGACAACTTCACGCCTGTCTCCTCCTCACGGGTTTCTCCATCCATCGGGGTGACAATCTCCTCCGTGAACTCAAGCGGCTGAAGCGTCTTGAAGTACAAGTTTAGGTTGATGTCGTTGTAGTGAAGGATGGTTTCAAAGCCATCAAGAATCACCTCTTGCTTTGGACGGATGACAATGTTGTCAAGCAGCGTAG